AACAAAAAGTAATACATCAAGTTACAGTGCCAGATAATACATTCTCTATCTTCTGTAACTACGATGAAGACACAAGAACTATAAGTTTATACGTAGGAGACTTTACATCTGATGAATTAGCAGGTAGTCCTGCCCATGAGATGTTGCTAGAGATTGGTGACAGTATTACTATGATGCTTGAAGCTACTATACAGAATGCAGTATCTCAGTCTACTGGTGATGGTAAAGTAGAATTAAAACCAATAGAGAAAGTAAAAAACATAGACGGTAATATAATATATGCAAACTTTTCAAAGAGGATACACTAATGGCAGTTGATATGGTCAATCACCCACCACACTACAATCAAAGTAGTGTAGAATGTATAGATGCAATAGAGGCAGCTACAGGGCCAAACTTTAAATTCTATCTACAAGGTAATGTAATGAAGTATCTTTGGAGGTTTGACTATAAAGGTGAGCCAATAAAAGATTTAAAAAAAGCACAGTGGTATCTTGAAAGATTAATAAAAGAAGTTACTCTTGAAGAGTACGAAAAATATGGAGATACTTCCAGTGATAGTATTTGTTAGAATAACTGCTGATGTAGATAAGGATGCTTCATTCTTACCTGCTGATGGAGTAACAGGATTAGAGTCTGAGTTAAAAGACTTAATCTCTAATGCAATAAAAGATTGTATTGATGGTATAGATATTACTAAAATAAAGGTTATAATAGATGACAACATTTAAATCCAACGCAAATCCAATGTTTCGCTCAAAGTTTTCAGAAGATATTTTTAAGAACAAGTATCAGCACGAAGGTTGTGATACGTGGGAAAAGTTATCTAAGGTTCTTGTAGAGGATGTATGTGGGGATCTACGCCCTGAAGAAGAACCACTAATGAATAAAGAAGAACGTACAGAACTGCAAAGGTATATAGCTGAACTAAAGTTTATACCTGGCGGTAGATATCTATACTATGCAGGTAGAAGAAAAAGATTTTATAACAACTGTTTTCTATTAAAAGCAGAAGAAGATACGAGAGAAGATTGGGCTAATCTTAGTTGGAAGTCAGAATCTTGTTTGATGACAGGAGGTGGGATAGGTGTAGACTATTCTGTATACAGAGAGAGTGATGTAGTTTTAGGTGGGTCTGGAGGCAAGTCTTCTGGTCCTATACCTAAAATGCAGATGGTAAACTCTATAGGATCACACGTAATGCAAGGTGGTTCTCGTAGGTCAGCTATCTATGCGTCTTTGAACTGGAAGCACAAGGATATACCTAGCTTTCTTACAGCTAAAGATTGGGATACAATGCCTGTAGGGAGTACAGGTTTTACACTCAAGCAGATTAAAGAACAGGACTTTAACTTCCGCGCACCATTAGATATGACTAACATAAGTGTTAATTATGATAATGATTGGTTACTAGACTACTGGAAAACTGGTGATGTTGGTGAAGTCTTTATGTCTAATGTTAGACAAGCATTAAGATCTGCTGAACCAGGATTTAGTTTTAACTTTATGGATAAGGAAGATGAAACTCTACGTAATGCGTGTACTGAGGTTACGTCTGCTGATGACAGTGATGTATGTAACTTAGGCAGCTTAAACTTTGGACGCATAGAGTCATTAGAAGAACTTGCTAGAGTTGTTGAGTTAGGTACTAAGTTTTTAATTTGTGGTACTCTACGTGCTGAACTACCGTATGAACGAGTCTACAGAATTAGAGAGAAGAATAGAAGATTAGGTTTGGGCATCATGGGAATGCATGAATGGCTCGTAATGAGAGGGGAAAAATATGAAGTCACACCAGAGTTGCATAGGTGGTTATCAGTATATAAAGGAATCAGTGATAACGTCAGTAAGAAATTTTCTGATGAGTTATCCATCTCGTCGCCAGTTGCAAATCGTGCTATCGCACCTACTGGTTCTATTTCTATTTTGGCTGGTAGCTCCAGTGGGATAGAACCAATATTTGCAGTGGCTTACAAACGAAGATATTTAACTGGTGGTACTCGCTGGAAGTATCAGTATGTTGTAGATTCGGCTGCACAAGAATTAATAAATATGTATGGAACAAATCCTGATGATATAGAGTCTGCATTAGATCTTGCAGAGGACTATGAAAGAAGGATTAAGTTTCAGGCAGACGTACAAGACTACGTAGACATGAGTATCAGTTCTACAATTAATCTACCCTCATGGGGTTCTAAGCTTAATAACGAAGATACTGTCAAAGACTTTGCTAATACGTTAGCATCTTATGCTCATCGACTAAGAGGATTTACGTGCTATCCTGATGCTGCGCGAGGAGGTCAACCTCTCACTGTTGTTCCATATAGCGAAGCTATAGATAAGTTAGGAACAGAGTTTGATGAACACGTTGAAGCACATGATATCTGTGAAATTACCAATTCGGGAGGGGTATGTGGCGTTTAAAAGACGCAGAAGATATCCTTTCCCTATGAGGGATATCGTCCACCAAGGCAGGATAGGGTTTAGACGTAATAAGAATAATCCCTTTCCTGTTACATCAGATAGGTATAGGGAGTGGCTGAGAGGCTACAACCTTGCCTATTACGAACAACTCAATCGTATAGGAGATAACGATGAAAGCTAATTTAATGGGAGGTATTATTGCTTTATGTTTATTTGCGTTTAATGTTTCCCAATCGAAAGCACAAACAAATCCAGGAACAAACTGTAGGAGTATGGAAGAAGCTGTCGCTTTTCTGGAGAAAACTCATGGCGAACTTCTCTCGTTCAGAGGACTCTCGTTAAGAGGACACGTTACTACTATCTACATGAACGAAACTACAGGCACTTGGACTGCTCTTGTTCTATATCCAAGCCTAGAGCATAAGATGTGCGTAGTAGATTCGGGAACTATCGGAGAGAAAGTAGATGGTAAAACTAATAATAAAGTGAATAGTGACCCTGCATACGATGGATTCCGTAAATTCTTTAATGTTAATACAGCATATGAGTATTTATTGCGTATATTTGGGGTTCAAAACCCCGAAATCATGCGTAAGCCACTTTAAACGCTCATACAGCGCGATTAGGTAAAATCTGGACTATACCTACCAGAGACTATCGTTAGACCCCTTTCTCGCGCATCCTACGAGGTCGATTTTTAAGGATTGGACAAAAAATGAACTTTAAAACAGTAGTAACCAAAGAAGATGGAGGTAAAACAGCAAATACATTTAGCCTATTGCGTGATGCCAAGAAGTATGCTAGAAAGTATTCTAGTCCAGGTGATCACGTAAAGATTACTGAGTCAGGTAACAAAGAAGTATTTATTTTATTTGATTATATCGTTGAAGATTGGAGTAAAAAATGATTAAGAATTTATTAATAGCTAGTGGTATTATAGTAGTACTTGCAATCGGTGGAGTTGCCGTTGCTGATACCAATAAATTTCTAGGTGCGCTTAGTGGTAAGTGCAGCTATACAGAAGATGGTAATTGGATAGACCAGAAGACAGGTGAGGTCTATGCATACGGAACTATGGAAGATGCAAAGGGTTGCGCTTTCTTTGGTCTGTTACCTCAGTCAGTACTAGACAGACTAGGTTGGCTAGGAACTGATGAAGATAAAGAAATAGCAGACGCTATGCGACTGTTAAATAAGACCGTTAAAGAATCTCATAATAAGTAAGTGAAGGGGGATTAATTTCCCCCTTTATCTTTTGGTGAAACCTGCACCGAAATACAAGCCAGTGATTGCAGCGACTAAGTTTGTATCAAGTGGCGTTATTACGAAACCATTAAATGATTTCCACATCATAGCCTTATCAGGCCCGAATAACCAGTTAGCAAAACCTCCTTGTAGTTCTGAGTAACCTACAGTTACCAGCCAAGGAGTATCAGGATAGATCAAAGGAACTACCTTTGGTAGCACGATAATAGAGAATACAGCAGACAGTGCTATGATTCTTCTAGTCCATGCGAAATGCATATCCTTTGACCCATACTCCCTTACAGAAGTATTGAGCTTTTCCTCTGCTGTTAGAGCAGTTATATACATCTTATTGTCTTCTTGTTTGGCCTTAATGTTCTGACCCCATATACTCATTACACCACCTAATACGGTTGATGCTAAGAGTGTAAATATCTCCATTGGGAATCCACCCATGTCTATCTCCTTAAAATCCTAATGCATTCATCTGGCCTATGTAACCACCTTCTTTTCGTCCTATAGCTCTACCCTCTTGAGTTAGCCCACCAAGGACGTTCAATCTTGCTCTTTCTCTGTTTATATCATTTTGATATTCTTGGATTCTACTATCTTGATCTAAAGCTGGATCATTGTAACCTCTAGCTGTAGTTTTCTCACCTAAGTATTTTAGTTGAGGGATAGGTCTACCTGCATCTTTTTTTCTTTTGTAAAGATCTCTAATTTCTTTTTTAGTATTTCTTTTTCTGAAGTTATGTAGATTATATAAAAGAGGTTTTTCAGCTTTAATTTGTTCTGCTGCAACCTGTCTAATATTGTTAAATCTATATCCTAAATCTCTAAATGATCTTCTTAAAGGTTCAGGTAGTGAAGAGTATCTACCTTTATACGCATTGTTAAGAACTTTTTCTTGATCTTCAATAGATAATGATTTATAAAAGTCTGTTTCAATCATAGGCTTAACGTGTTTTTCAGCTAACTTACCTAGTCTTTGTTTAAATTCAAAAGTATATTCAGGAACTTCTGACCTAACCTCTAGTGTATAAGAACGTATCCCTACTCTTTCTAGCTCATCTCCTACATCACCTCTAGGAAATCTTGGTGATACACCAGTAAGTTGTTTTCCAAAAGGAAGCTCTGGTGCATCTGGCTGTAATCCAGTTACAGATTGAAGAGGACGCTCTACAGACCTTTCTCCAAAAACTGCACCTTGAAGAGATGTTCCTCTAACCATTTGTCTTACAAATTCGTTGAATACACCTCTCGCCATTTCTTTTGAGTAAGTGTCACCTTCTTCAGTTATAAACTCTTGAAAACCTTTTTCATAAGCTTGTCGAAGTTCTTTTGGACCTGTAGTTTTAGCAAAATCATCAATAGATTTTAAAGGTGTCGCAAATCCTTTAATAATGTATCCAATCATTCCTCCTACTAGTTCACCAGTTTTCTTAGCAGCTAGTGGATCATCACTGTCTATTTCTGAAAGAAACTTTTGAATACCTCCAAGAAACTTAGCTATTGGACCTGCTCTGTCTGTTTGAAGACCAGTTAAAGCTTCTGCACCCTCTCCTATAAGTCTTGCTGTAATAGGTTCATTATTAAGAAGTTTTCTTATAAATTCACCTATAAACAAAAAAGGTGTTAAAGGAAAAAGTGGACCTACATCTACAGTAGTATTTCCTACTTTTAATTCATCGTATCTAGCACCACCGTACAGTTCTCTTAATCCATATCCTACACCTATTAAAGCTACACCTTCAACGCTTTCAACTATACCTTTTCTAAATTGTTCTACATCTCTTAATCGTCCACCTGCTTTAGCTTGTAAAGATTGAAGTTCTTTTTGCATTTGAACTAATTCATCTTTTTTATCAGTATCCCTAGTGCCAGTTCTAACTGTAGCGTCTATCTTTTCTGACAGTTCTTTTATCCTAGATCTTTCTTCTTTAGCTAATTTTACTGCCTTTTCTGTTCCTGCTTTTTTTACTTGAAATCCTTTATAAATTGCTTTTGCTACACCAAGACCTAAACCTCTATTTAATGTGTATGCAAATCCATTTAAAAGAAAGTTAGGAAAAGGTACACCTAGTTTTGCTATTGCTATTCTATTAAGACCTCGTTGTGCAGCATTTATAAGACCACCAACACCGATTACATCATCACCAGCATTACGAGATTGATAAGTTAATTTATATGCAAACTGTAATGATTTAGATACCATTTCATCATTTACTAAATTTAATTTGTTTTTAGAGATTATATCTTCAATACCTTTAACTTCTGGATCTACTATCTCTCCTCTACGAATAGCAGTCTTAATTTGATTATCTAGTTCCGTCATAAAACCAGCAGATTTAATCGCTCTATCTTGCGCTCTGTTAGCTACGTTAGCATACTTAGATGCAAAACTAAGTTTTCTTAAAAATCCACCTGCTTTACTATCCTCTCCTAAAGTAGTAGCAAAGTAATCATCAAAAACATCAAATATTTTGCGTTGGGCTTCGGGAAACTCTTTACCTACTATGGAAGCTAATTCAATTTGCTCCATTGGATTAAGTAAATTTTTAGCTAGTAGAAGTCTTTCATTTGATAAATTTACTTCTGGTACATCTATACCCAATGCATTAGCCTCAAATTTTCTTATAAAGTTTGCACTCTGTAGACTAATATCTAATGTCTCACCTGGTACTCTTAATGCAGAACCAAATATGTTGCGAAACGTTGTGGCAGGTTGTGTAACTAAGAAGGATCTCCATATATCTACAAAGATGCCAAACTTTTGTGCCATCTTTCTTTCTGCTTCTCGTTGTTTTCCTATATCTTCTAATATTTTTCTTTGTGAATCTGTTAAACTAGCAGACATTCTTGAAAGTTTACCACCTATTTTCTTATTAGAATCAACTAATTTACTTATAGCTAACTTTCTAGCCTCTGTTCCCATCTCCCCAACTTTAGCAGCACCTATGCTAACATCAGCCGCAAATATATTAGCAAATTGTTTTTCACTTAAATTGTATCTAATTAAATTTTCGGCTATTCTATTATCTAAAAGTTCTTTATTATCTGCGCTAAGTTCAAATAGCTCTGCAAACTTTTCTGATATTCTTTTCGTAGGATCGTCAAGAACTACTCTAATCTTTGCGGAAGCCCTTGGATTAATATTAGGGTTATCCATAAAACTTTTAGCTACATCAAATACGACATTTGTTGCATTTATAAAGTCTTCCTCTCTTAATCCAACTTCAAAAATAGTATCTATCTCAGTAGGAACTATAGAAGAATCTGTCCTGAGTAATTCTTTTCCTTTTTCAATGTCAGCTTTACTAAAAAACAAACCATAATTTTTTACAAATTCTTCTTGGTAGTTTCTTTTATCTTTTTCACTAACAGCTTTTATTTCATCAAGCGTTGAACTTACAGCTTTTCTTTCATCAAACTTACCTGTTTGTGGATTTAACTTCTGTCCAAAGTTAGTAGGCAGAAACTCTATCTCTGCTCTACCATCTATAACATCTGTAATAAGACCAAACTCACCATAATTTTCAGCATCATCTAATAGTTTCTTATCTACATCTGTAGGTTTTACATATGTTCCAATAAGAGTTTCTGGAGTAATCTTATCTCCTTGACTGTTAACAAAGTTCTGCACAGTGGATGATCTAGCTATCTGACCTTGAACAGTATTCTCTACAGCTTCAGCTTTTTTCTGTATTATCTCCCCTGCTCTTGTTAATTCTTTTGCAGCCTTTCTACCACCTAAAGCACCAAATGCACCACCAGTTACTGCACCTAGACCACCCATCAAAGCTATGTTTCCAAGATTCATTTCATCTTGAATACCTAATTTATCTTTACCTTTTACGTCTTCTAAAGATAAACCTTGACCTACACCTTCAACCCCACCAATACCTGCACCTAAACCAACAGTTTTTTTCAAAGCATCTTTAGATATTTCTTTTGAAATATTACCTTTAAATGCATTTGATATAATTCTATTTAAGGCTACCTTACCTACTGTCCTACCTACAATAGTACCTGCACCAAAGCCTAATATGTTTAAAGGGTCTAATATACCTTTACCAACATACTCTAATGTTGTTGCCAGCCCACTTTGTTCACCAGCAAAATCTTCTAGATCTTCATCTACACCTCTGTATAATCTACCTAGCTCTAGTCTTTCTGCATCATCTTCAATATTAGCTACTTTATTAGCAAACAATACAGCAAGACCTGTATTGGATTGCACACCTCTATATGTACCTAAAAAATCTTCTAATGCTTCTTCCTTAGTGCCAAAGTTTTTATTTTCTCTTTTAGCATAATTACGTAAGGCTCTAATATTGTCTTCATCATCAAGAAATTCTTCAGTTGTCAATTTTTCTTTTGACATTACCTTCTATTCCTTCTATTTTTTCTAGGTTGAACAAACTCTTCTTTTGGTTTTGGAGCTAGTGAGCTTTTTCGTTCTCTTTGTTTTCTTTCAGCAAGTCTTCCAGTTCCTAATTTTTCTGGTAGTACTTCTGTTTTTTGTCCTGTATCAGTAATTTCTATTGCATCACCAAATTCTAGTTTAACAGATAAAACAGTTCCTGCTGGATATTGATCAGTATCTTTTTTAACAATTATATTGTAAGTATTCTTATCTACTTGTTGTATGTTTGGATCAGACTCATGGCTACGTAATAAATAACTACCTGCATCACCACTTACACTTCTTAATTTTGTATCTAATGCAGAAGATAACGTAGAAAGATTATTTACAACAGGTTTATCTTCTTTACCCTTTCCACCAGTTTCACCAGAACCAGTTTTTCTAGGTACACCTTGTGCTAATTGTTGTATCCTGGCTTGTTTTTCAAACCTATCTAGTCTACTAAACTCATTTTTAATTTGATCTACTCTTCTCTCAAATTCTATTTGACCAGTAGGTGTTTTTTCTTTAGGTGCAATATTTTCTAAAATTCCCATCAAGTCTTTAAAAACTTTATCACCATCATTAGAACCATATCCACCATCAAGTATGAACGGCAAGAGTTCTACAGCTTTATCAAAGAAATTTAAATCTGAAGGATCTTTTGATCCTCTATCTGTAATTCTAGGTTCAGTAGAAAATTCACTGTCATATGTTATAGCTAAACCTTTACTAGCAGCTAACTTGTCTTGCTGTTCTTTTGTCATACGTATTTTTTCTACATCACTTAATGTTTTAAATACTTCACCAGTTTCAGGCACAACAGTCTCTGTTACTTTTGGAGTTGCTTTAGCTCTCTGTCGATCAACCATTTCTTTGAAAGGTGTAGCTGGATCTAAAGAACGTGCCACACCCTGTAAAAGAGATTTAGGCTTTTTAAGTTTAAGTGCTTCTTGAGTCTGTTCATCAACTGATTTTGTTACAGAGTCTACAAAATAATTTTCAAACAATTTTATATTTGGATCTTGTTTTGCAACATATATTTTTTTAGCAAAGGTTGCTAACGCACTATCTTTTCCTATTCTTTTTGCAAGATCACCATAAGCTCTGCCTATATTAGTTAAAAAATTTGGATCTTTTATATCTATGTCTACACCAGTTTTTGCTCTATAATCATCTAACTGTCTTTTAAACATAGGCTGACTGAGTAAAAGAAACCCATTCTTTTTATTTTCTTGGTTTCTAGCTTTAATCTTTTTTAAATCTTCTGCATTCTTTTTGTTTTCTCTATCCATTACATCAAGTTCTTGTGCAGCACTTTGAGCAGCTAGTTCTTGTCTTTGATCGTATATCCTTTGTTCTTCCTCTAAAGCACCTAATTGTCTAGCTGTAGATCCAAACATAGTAGAAAAACCAGTTAATGCATCTGTAATAATACGGCCTAATGCTTTTCTGTCTTCTGGATCATCGATGAAACCAGATAAAAGACCAGTTCCCTGATCTACCTCTTCAGTTTCTTCTTGTCTAGCCATCATGCCTTGTGGTTTTACTTCTTTTATTTCCGACATTACTCTCTCCTACCCATTAGACCTGTATCAGGTATCTCCATTTCAGGTTCTTCCTCAGTCTCTTCTTCAGGTTCTTCACTAACCTCTTCAGATACCATTTCAGAGTCTATATCTTCACCTGATTTAAACTTCTCATACTTCTCTAATTCTTGCATGGCTTCTTCTAGTGTATCATCCTCTGCTCTTTCAGCTAAAGCAATGTGTGGTATATCGTTTTCCTCTAGTAAATCTAATACACCATCAAATACAGGACCGAATATCAATAACATAACATCGTGAGTATATTGACCTAATGCCCAACCAGAAAATACGACTGCTCTAACAGTTAGTTCAACTGGTATATCTAACTTAGCAGATATCATAATTCTTTTAAAAGCTTCTGGTGATTGAATTTTATTCATTAAAAATTCATACGCCTCATCAGGATCAGTATATACTGGAGGTTTTTCGTGAAGTTCTGCACCTAATTCAGTAGTTAAAGAAGCTCCTGGTATAGGTCCATCAAACATACTCATAGTATCTTGATCCATCTCTGGAGTTTCTTCTACTGTGATATCTTCTTCCATTTCCATTGCCATGATATATTCCTTTATACTCTAGTTAGCCCTGATGCTGCTTTCAATCTTATAGAACCTTTACCTCCTATATTGCCAATCATAGCTTTATTTGATGCTATAGTTGAACGAGAGGCTCTGGTAGGTCTTGATTTTGATCTTGCGGATACATCTCTAACAGATGACACAACAGATAACTTAGGCATTTTCATCTGAGGAAAAGCTGAATCACCACTAGACTTTCTTTTATTTACTATACCTAAAGCTACTTTACCTAAAAAACTAGCTGCTATTCCTGGTATTGCCATTATTTATCTCCTTAACTAAATACAAAATCTACAACGCCGCCTATAGCTAAATTAAAAAGCCTTGTTTGTTGCGCTCCTCTTGCAATCTCTTTTGAGGTTTCTAAATTTCTATCAAAAGCAAAAGAACTTAAAGCTAACTGATTCTTAAAAGCGGTGTCGTTTAATGAATTAACTCTTGCAAAATTAACTTTGTCTCTATCTTCCTGCAAGAGATTATTAAGAGCAGTTTGACTTATGTTAAATAAGTTACGAACATTAAATTCGTTCTCTGCATTTCTTAAAGCAGTGTTAGCAGTGTTTACGTTACGTCTATATACTGCATTAGCTTGATCTATTAATATAGCATTCTTTTGATTGAATTGTTCTCTGGTGTTTTGCAAACTAGCATTAAATTGTTCTACAGCATTCTGTTGACCAGCATTAAATCTTTCCATTGCATTTTGTTGAGCAGCTTTAAACTGAGCTGCATTGTTAGATAAAGATGCAAAGAACTGATCATTCTGTTGTTCGTTAGCAGCATTAAATTGTTTAGCTGAATTTACAGCAGCTTGATCTCTAAACAATGCTTGTACTCTGTTTGCTGTATTAGTAATTCTAGCTTGTTGCTCATTATTTAAATTAGTTAGATCTAATCTCATAGTCATCTGAGCGTTAAGAACTTCTGCTTGCTGTCTGTTGTTTAGATTTAATTCCTGCATACGACTATATGTTTGTGCATCAGCAGCAGCTATAGGTGTAGCAGCTTCCATTGCAGCCTGTACGATAGCAGCTCCTGCCATACTAGAAGCACCCATACCTCTAGCGGCTAGTCTTTGTTCAGCAGTTCTTATAGCTCCAGCAGCCCATGCAGGTACTTTACCACCTTCAAACTGAGCCATCAATCCTTCCAACTGACCTTGTACTGTAGCTTCTTTCTCTACTACACTTGTTTGTGCCTGAACAGTGTCAGTTAAACCTTGTAGCTTTGCAGCTTCCATAGCTTCTTTTTGAACATCTGCAAAACTTTTTTCTGCATCGAATCTTGTTGCATCTGTCTTAGTAGGCATAGCTACATCTGCTGTAGTACCTACAGTTGCTTGAAATTGTCCTGTAGTAGGGTCTAGAGTATATCTATTAGGGTCTAGAAACTCATCAGGACTTGTCTGTATTTCTTCTAAATCTAATACAGTACCACCTTTATAATAAACATCTCTCTGTTCTTGTTTACCAAAAGTATCAAAGTGTTCTTTACCTGATGCAAAGTCACCTCTTCTTACAGCGGCTGCAACATCAGGATTATCTCTAAGGTATTTCTGCTCATCAAAAGTACCTTGTATCATAGCTGACTGAGGATCTTTAAACAGATCTTCTTGCATACCTATCTGAGTTTTTTGACCATAAGGATCTACATAACCTCCTCTAGTTCCAACTGCACCTTGGAATGCCTCTAATGCCTCACCACCAGATAAATCAGTAAACTCTCCTTTAAATCCTGTTAGTCTACCTTTCTGTCTATTTTTAAGACCTTCTATGGTTTGTGCTAAAGTTGCAGCATCTTGATCACGTATTACATCTATAGTAGGTAGATCTCCACCAGCAAACTCATCTCTAATCTGTCCTGTTTGAGGATCAATAAAATCATTTAAAGCAGCAATATTACTAGCTCTTTGTAATGCTACAGGATCTTCTATAGTTGCAGGATCAGGAATAGGGTCTGTGAATACAAGTAGTCCTGTATTAGGATCTAAAGTCCTTACCTTTCCTTCTGGTGTTTTTCCAAGAGCATAATTAAATGGAAGATTAAAATTAGGATCTCTAGCTTTTTCTGCTTGTAATTCAGCCAAAGTTGCTTGTCTAAACTCACCTTGTTGCCCATAACCTGGATCAAAAAATTGATATCTACCACTAGTAGGATCTAGTTGTATAGTTCCACCTTTAGGTATTTGTCCTGGTGTTATTGGTATTGTTGACATTATATTCTCCTATTAAACTGGCCTTCTGTTCATAAGAGATGCGTTGCGTAATAAGTTCTGTATTAAAACATCTCTAGGGTCACTAGCCATTGGACCCATTGGACCTACTTGCTGATTGCTTGGAGTAGCTCTTGGTGCAGATCTAGCAAACTGTGCAGCCTGTTGCTGTACTGCTGGTTGTTGTGTTTGAGTTTGCATCTGTCTTTGTTGTGCTATCGCTTCAGCAGCACGATTAGCCTGTTGACCTACGCCTTGTATCTGTGCTAGTAAGTTAGCTTGTCCTGCTCTTTGAGTGCCTTGTATATCACCTCGTTGCGTTGTAGCTCCTCTTTGATACTGTTCTACACCACTACGGAAAGCACCTAGTTGTCCTCCCAAACCTGTTAATTGACCACCAATGTCGGCACTAACATCACTTAATTCTCTACCTAATCCTGATATATCTTGTGTCAATCCTGTCTGACCTGCCATTAATCCAGCCTGTCCTGCAAACAACCCAGTAGGTTTTTGAGTAACTTCACCTGTATCTGGATCTGTTACAGCAGCAGTACCTAAAGCACCTATCTGTGTGCCTAATTGTTCTTGGCCTGTCTGTAGTCCTGCTTGACCTGTCTGTAGTCCTTCTTGGCCTGTAGCTAACTCTGCCTGTCCTGCATACAATCCTGTAGGTGCTACTGTAATAGGCTCACCATCCATACCTGTTAATGGTGACGTACCACCTGCTGTACCAATTTGCTGTTGTATATTCATTTGACCTCGACCTAGCCCTTGTTGTCCTGCTATTAATCCTCTTTGACCTTTAAATAAACTAGTGGGTTGAGCAGGTAATCCTGTAGTAGGGTCAGTAGCTGCTTCTCCAATGCGCTGTTGTATATTAGTTTGACCTGTAGCTAAATCTTCTGTTTGACCCATTAGAGTAGGAGCTTGACCTCTAGCAGCAGTTCCTATGCTAGTTTCAAGACCAGTTACTTGTTCACCTAAAGGACGCACTATACCTTCTATATCTTGCTGACCACTTCTTAAAAAGTCTTGCATTACTTTCTGTCTACCCATCAAAGTGGTTCGATCACCCTCACCACCAGGACCAGCATCTGTTCCAATAAGATTAGTTATCGGTGTTAAATCAACTTGATTTTGATTAGCTTGTGTTTGATTAAATGTTTGAACAGCCTGTTGATTAGCAGTGTTAAAATCTTGTTGTTGAGCTAATTCAACAGCACCTTGAGGAACACCTTGCCTACCCTCATCTTTACCAAAAAGATTAAAATGTTCTTGTGCTACTTGATTAACAAAATTTTCCATTTGCACTCCAGTAGGTATTCCTGCTGCTCTCGCTCTAGCAGTAGCGTCATTTAATACATCTGGATTATTTGCAAGATATGTTTGACTTTGTTGTGGTGTAAATGTAACATTAGCCATCTTACTTCCCCCTCTCTAATACTTTATCTAGTTTATCCTCTAACCTATGTAGAGCATCCGTAACCATTCTCATG